GAAATAGCAACATGTAGTAGATTATGTGGAAAAGAAGAAGATTATAAAACATATCAGAAAAACTATGAAATGTTATTTGTAAGTCTTTTGGTAGAAGAAATATTCAATGAAGTAAAAAGTACTAAAAACAATTAGGAGATTATAAGTTATGGAAACAAACATAATTACATTAGAGCAATTATCAAAAATAATAAATGTATTTTGTAAGAATATTAAAGTAGTTCTTTGTTCTAGTAAGGAAAGCGGTTTTGAAATTTTAAGGCAAGAATATTTTATATCATTTAAAGCAATTAGCAGGAGGTTTACAGACTTACAAAGTTATAAGGTATTCAGAATTGACACTATGAATGATATAATATGTGTGTATATAGTGAAAATTTAAAAGTAAAATATATTAGTGAATAAAATAACAATAAGCACTAGTAAGATAAAAGAACGGTAAGAATACCAAAACATAAGGAGATATAAAAATGGAAAAATGTAAGTATGTAGAAAAATGTCCAAGCGCAACTGGTTGGTGTAATAATCATAATAATTGTGATGCAGATTGTATACGTTTGATAATAAATCAGTACAATGTAGCAAAAGCACAATATAGGGAACAAATAAAAGAGCTTAAACAAAAAGTAATAGAATTAGAATACGAAATAAATGTATAAGAGCAGAATAATATTTTGATGTGTATTAAAAGCATAAAAGAAGATGAAAAGGAAAATAAATAATGGAGAAAAGAAAAAATGAATAATGATATAATTACAGTGTTAGTATTAATTCTATTTTTTAATATTTTTGGTATTGTATTAAATTCATTATTTTTGACAGAAATATTAAGAAAGCTAAATTGTTTATCAAAAATAGAAGAGTAGTTAAGAGCAATAAGGTTTAATATAACAGATAACAATTCATGCTTAAAAATAACAAATGAATATATAGACAGAAGAATGGGAAATATAATATCTGTATTGTTGCAATTAAAAGATGAAATGAATAAAAAGAGTAATAAACGAAACAAAAAAAATAAACAAGAAAATATATTAGTGAATGAATAAAATATTAAGCACTAGTGCTTAATTAATATATATAATAGTTATATTTTTAAAAAGGAGTGGTTAGAATGAGTAGTAATATAGCAAAAAAGCCTATTATTTTAAAAAATCTAAAAGACATTCCTTATGAAGTATTAGAAGAAGATTTACAGGGGGCTTTAAGGGATGATTTTTTTGAGGAGTTGGCAGAAATAAAAAGTTACTATTTAGCTTATGATAAAGGTATTGAGTTTACAACAGAAGGTAGCGGTGGAGATTACATACCAAGTAATATAAGATACAAGAAAATAAGGAAGATAATAAACGATGAAGCAAGGTTCATGTTTAGTACCCCTATTGATATATTGATAAATAAGAATGCTAATGGCAGTGAAGAGGAAAAGGAAAGTAATACAATTATAAATGATTTTGTTCAGAAGGTATTAACTAAGAATCATTTCAACAGCAATATAATAAAAGCAGCAAAGGATTGTTTTGTAGGAAAACGTATTTGTATAGTAGTAAATTTCGATAGTGAAACAGGTATAAAAATAAACTTTTTGAATGCAACAGAATTTTATTATGAAATAGAAGATGATGAATTAACAAAGTTAGTAGCTTTCTTTGTTGATGTAGAAAGTGTAAATAATTCAGAAAGAAGAATAAGAAAAAAGACTTATGAAATGTATGATGGTTATTGTTATGTGACAGAAAAATTATACGATGGCTCTGGTAATGAATTAGAAGTATTATTTGAAACAACACAAACATTGTTAAATAGTATACCAGCTTGGATTGTTTTTAATGATGGTTTAAGTAATGATGTAAGAGGAGAATCAGATGTATCTTATTTATTGGATTCAGAAGCAGCTTATTCAAGGTTGGCAAATGCAGATATTGATGCAGAGCGTAAGAGTATGAATCCAATAAATTATACAATAGATGCAAGTGTAGAAAGTACAAGTAATTTAAGTACTTCACCGGGTAGTTTTTGGGATATACAATCAGACGAAAATGGAGTAGAGCAGAAAAATGCTTCTGTTGGTAGGTTAGAAAGTTCAATGTCTTATTCTACAGCATTAAGTAGTACGCTTGAAAGGATAGACAATCAAATGCATAGCGATATGTCAGTCCCAAATATAGATTCAGAAAAGTTACAAGGAGTAATTACTTCTGGTAAGACTATTCAAGCTTTATACTATCCGTTACAAGTTAGGTCGGATGAAAAAATGCTTGTGTGGCAATCTGCATTAGAATCAATGGTAAACATGATTTATGTAGGTGCGCTGCAATATCCAGGTTCAGCGACTTTTTACACAAATGAGAGCTTGCCAAGAGTTGAAATAGAAGTAGCGATTGAAGCTAATTACGCATTGCCTACAGATGAACAGGAAGAAAAGGCAATTGACATTCAAGAAGTAAATGCACAAGTAATGTCAAGGAAAACGTACATGAAAAAGTGGAGAGGTTTAACAGATGAAGAGGTAGAGGAAGAACTAAGGCAGATTGCTTTGGAAAGAGAAATACTTGAGGACAGCATGGGTAATGATATTAATTATAATGAAGATACTGTGAATGTTGAAGAGCTAAATAATAATGAAGATGAAGGTAACGAGGATTCACAGGATAGCTCTGAAAGCTTCCAGAATGACCAAGAAGGCTTAGAAGATGCTTTAACCGATTAAATATAAGCTAAATAATTAAAGTGTCTCTATGGGCAAAATAGAAGCTTACAAAGGTATATGCAAAATGGCAAACAACAAAAGAAATGTAAGGTTTGGTAAATCAGAATCAGCAAGGAAAGCAATAACAAAGCAACAGTTAAAAGACATAAACAAAATATATCAGAATGTATATAAGGAAATGGAGCAAAAACAAAAAGCTCTTGAAGGAAAAGAAACATACTCAGCAGGTGTAAGAAAGTTATACTTAGAACAGTTTAAAAAAGACTTGCAAGCTGAGATGTCGAAAGTAAATGCTCAAATAAGAAGTATAGTAGAAGATGGTGCAGAAAAAGTAGCAGAAGCTGTAGTTGAGGAAAATAATGAGTTGTTAAAGTCTATGGGTTTATATGTAGATGGTGCTTTTAGCTATGTACCTACCAATGCAGTAAGGCAAATAGTAAATGGGAATGTGTATAATGGTCAGTGGACTTTAAGTAAAGCGTTGTGGGGAAGTAATCAGAAAAATATAAAAAGTATTGAAAATATAGTTGCCGGAGGTTTAGCAGGAAACAAACCAATAAAAGAAATTGCAAAAGACTTAATGTTTTATAGTAAATCCGGTAGTGCTAAATATAATGCTATAAGATTAGCAAGGACAATGTCAAATCATGCATACCAAAAAGCATATCAAATGACAACAGAAAAGAATCCTTTTGTTGAGGCATACCAGTGGAATAACGGAACAGCGAATACTTGTCCTTTATGTATTGATTTAGCAACACAAGATAGATTTGGTTTAGGTAATGGAGTATTCCCTAAGAATGAAGTTCCGCTTGACCATCCAAATGGCTTTTGTTATATCACAAGTATTATGTCAAGCCGTGATGATGTAGATAAAGCTCTGATTGATTGGGTAAATGGAACTGGTGATGCTGGCATGAATCAGCAATTAGATGAATTTGCAAAAGATATGGGATTTATGCCACATGTAGTAAAGAATTCAGCAGATACTAATTTAGGCTTTGGGTTCAAAGAACTGATTGGTGGTAAAAATGATGCAGAAATAACAGATTCAATTTATGATTATTATTTGCCGCAAGACGTGAGAGACAAGCTTGACAAAATTAGTCAAATGAAAACGTATTCGCAATTTGAAGAATATTTTAAGTCAAAAGGAATAACATTAGATACTGGTATTGAATCATTAAAAACAACAAAAGCAAATGATGAAATACGAAGTGTTTATGAAATGGGACAAAAATTAGTTGTTGGTGTTGAAACATATCAAAGTGAGTTTGGTATAAATGCTTTGTCAAGTCTTAAAAATATTGTACTATATGACAACGAAGAAACGGTAACAGCTGCATATTATTTTAATTTAATTGGAGAAAATGACCCGAAAAATGGTTCTATCAGATTTAGTAATTGGGATGCAGATGGAAGAACAGTATTTCATGAATTAGCACATGCTTTTCAAGATTCGCAAAAAGCAAAAGGTGAGGATGCTTTAATGTTTGCAGATAGAGTTGCAAAGAATGTCGACTTTTCAAAAATATCAAATCCGAATACAAGTTGGACAGATGAAACGTATAATGCTGAGAAAATGGCAGATGCTTTTGGATATGGATTCTATTTAGGCAAAGAGAAAAACTTGAAGTTTATAAAAGATGTTTATAGGTGCTTGAAAAAATAATTTAAAAAAGTTTAAAAAAGGGGTTTACATTTCATTTTATTTGTGTTATAATAAATATATCAAATAAATAAACAAAATACCTTGAAAGGAGAAAGTAAAATGAAAACAATTAAATTAAGTGAAAGAACAAGGAAGCCAAGTCCAAATGAGAAAAAGTTTGAGAAAATGCTTATAGCAAGTGGCTTTGAAATTACTGGAATAAAAGAGTATTCAGATAGGTCAGAATATAGGATAAAAAAAGATGACGTGGAAATGGACAACGTAACGCTTTGGGATTCAAATAGAATTAAAGTAAAAGAGTGCTTCGAGTTTACATTGAAAAGTTTTGAGCAGCAAAAGCAATTAAAACTGTTATTGTCAAAATAAAAATTATCAAGATGATTGAGTCGGGAATAAATTTCCCAGCTTATTCTTGTTTAAAGAGGAAATTGAAATGGATGAACAAAAATGTATAATACAATGTGACGAATGTAAAAATGTATTTGATATACGCAATATGAATATTAAGACAATAGAGAATTTAAAGTTTGCAGATAAAACATTTACCGCCACATATTTTAAATGTGAACAATGTGGAAAAATCTATATTGTTGAATTGTTAGACTACAAAGCAGAGAAAATGAAGAATAGATATTTATCTATAGCAGAAAGCATACAAAAGAAACGAAATAAAGGGCTGAAAGTTTCAGAAGCAAGAATGCATGAATTAGAAAAATCTAAGCAAAATGCAATTAACTATCAGCATTGGTTGGTAGATAATTATAAAATACCACTAGTATTATTGGAGGGTGGAAAAGTATAATAACAAAGTTGTTACCAAAACAGAAAAAGGAGAAAGGAAAAGCTA